TCAGATGGTAATTTTACCACATCGTGTGGTAAATTAAATTCTTTTTCTGTTTTCGGGTCGTATGTTGTTAACGTATATTCTGAACCAAATGCCGTGTTTCTTAAGAATATTAAAATTGCTTCAATGTCTCCATTTAACATTTCATCAGGTTTTAAATCTGGTTCGTACAATTTTGTGCGAACTAGTGTCATAATCATATCATCGGTATTTGAACCCATAATGATATTCTCATCTGCGGCGGTCAAATAACCAACCTTAACAGATTTTTTCTTTGATTTGTAGAATTTACCTTCAGATGGTAATTTTACCACATCGTGTGGTAAATTAAATTCTTGTTGTGCGTATTGTAATAAATTTTCGTCCATAAAAAAAAAACACAGGGAATAGACCCTTTGTTAAATATACCGTATTAAATTAATTTATTAATATAAAATAAAATACAAAATTAGTAAACTAAGATACAACGGTCCATTTGTAATGTAACGTCCAATCCTGCTAATTTGTCATCACTATATGATACACCATCCCAAGCAGATTTTGTAATCATACATTGTTCAAGAATCCATTTTTCCACAACAACTCCTGTTGGGTCCAACATTTCAAGGTCAACATTCTTTTTATAACCCGCAGCATATCCCATACGACCTGTAACTGATTCAGCGTGTAAACGAACCCACTCCATAAGAGCTTGTGTTGCTGATGGACCAATTGGGTCACGGAATTTAACTGAGATTGGATTCCATTTAAATCTACCAGCTACATATGTAGAAGTGTTCAAAAATTGTATCTCAACAGGGTTAATATCAATACTTGGTCTTCCTGATGATTCTACGAACCATTCATTAATACCTAAAGTTGTGTCAAACCTAAGTATAAATCGGTTCGCTCTTTTTGGTTCGTAAGGAACCGGCATTTTCATTAATAAATCAGCCATGGTATATTTTTTTTTTAGTTTTTTGTTTTAGTTTATTTATTTATAAATACTCGTTGTTTGAAAATTTTTGTGTTTACTTTGATTTTTTAAAAATTATGATTCTTTAGTATCTGGTTTTAGTTCCTCCAGCAGTAGAATAAGTCTTTAATACTGGTTCATCTTTAAAACTCTTCTTCATTACTTCTACATTCTTTAAGTCATCATCTGAAAAACCAATACTAGGAACAAAATTATTATTTACATCATCTTTAACATATAATTTTTTACCCAGTTCTTTAGCCTGTCCTTTTACATATGAAATAAATTCTTTCATTGCTTGGACTTTTAATTCCTCGGGGTTAGCAGCTCCTGCGTCTGTACCAAAACTAACGGGATAATATTTGTTCATATCCATATAGTCTTTTATTAATTCCATATCCGACTTGTCCTCCATATTTGAAAGGTCACGGAATTTTCTAAGATTCTTAATTAATAAGTCTTTATTAATACCCATATGGTCAGAAATAATAAGATTATAAATTGCGTCTTTAATTGTCTCGGGGTTGTGTCCACGTGCGGTGATTATTGAAAAAATTGACCCGTTGTTGATTGCCTCCACAAAATCAGACCAAGCGGGACCTGGTTTACCTTTCATGGCATCAATTTTAAATTGTTTATCACCACCTGTTCTAAAATTACGAAAAGGTTCGTCAGAATATCCAACTATTTTACTACCTTTGTAATCAAATGGTTCTACACCAATTTCACTTCTATATTCTGCAAAATCTTCTGTAGACATACCAACTTCATTGTCATTTTCATCTTTAACAATAATTTTTGTTGGCATCATCATGATATTATCATCCCAATCAAAGGCATAATATTTCATGTCAGGCGTACCAACATCATCAAAACCTTCAAGTAATGATGATGTTGGATTTAGTATTTTTTTTCTAATCATTTAAAGATTAAATATTTTCAAATGACGCTCCTGTTGGAGTTATTAAGAATTCAATGTCAATGAATTCCAACGCTTTTGTTGGTTTCAAGTAAATTTTACCCGACATAGTATTTCTGTCTAAATCTTCAGGTGAATTACTTACAGTAACACGGAAATCATATAAACCTCTGTCTCTTCTAATAGCGTCCAAGATAGGGTTAACTGAATCCAAGAAGTCTTGTCTTACCTTAGCGTCGTTTTGTTCAAACAATAATCTTACCGCCACCGCTGAAATTAACTTACGAGCTTGTAATAACAATCTTCTTACGTTAATTCTGTTAAGTGCTGTGTCAGCAATTTGTAATGTTTTATTACCCCAAATTACAGTTCCAACATCTGAGAAAGTTGCGATAGGGTTAATTCTACCTTGGTACAAAGTATCTCTATCTTCTTGTGTAAGCTTCTTACGTGCTTTAACAGCATTTACCAAACCTCTTGTGTAACCCGCAGTTGCGAACCATGGGAACGAAATGTTATCAGTCAACGCTAAGTTTCTACAAACTTCATTTGTTGGTGGTATGTAAATTTGTGTGTTATTTACAGTATCTCTTACCAAAATCCATGGGTAATAAGTTGCTGTGTAGTTAGAATCAATTCCTGTATTATCTAAGTTATTAACCGCTTCTGTTGGGTAGATGAAATCAGCTATATTTGTTACTGGTACAAACATTGCTGTATCAGGTGTTGTACAAATGTAGATTGAATCCGCTCTATCAAATGTTACCATAGAAATTGAATCCTCAACCAAGTTTGAGTTATTAACATAATCAATACCAGGTGTTGCAAATACATTTATGTTAACCGCTTCAGGGTTTGCGAAAGTATTAATACCTAACAAGTATGCGTAGTAGTCAGTATTTGAATAATCTGTAAAGTTACTAATAGCAATTGGTTTGAAAGCTCCCCAACCAGTTGCGTTAGGGTATCTTGTAGTTGGACAAGCTCCCGCTTGGTATCCACTACCACCTAATATAAATCTATCTGTATTTGTTCTACTTTCACTATAAATATCCCAACCATCAAATCCACCTTGTAATAATAATGTGAATTTTCTTGCTTGGATTTGGAAGTATGGATTTGCGGGTGTTTCAGGGTCAGATTGGAATGAAGCAACCCCACAATCAAACGCTGGTGTTCCTGAAGTAGTACCATAAGCAATATTTACAACTGTTGCTCCCGAATCCATGTGGAATCCTTTAGTTACAGTATTCCAAGGTAAAGCATCACCTTCAACACATAAATCAAGAGGTTTTTGTTTACCTTTATATTCAAAGAATAATGGGTCATAACCAATTTGAGATGAAATACCCAAATAAGTACTTCTTACTTTATCACCGCCAGATACCGCTTTGTTATCAAAACCTGTATATGAGAATGGTGGGTTTGTAACAATACCAAATGGTGGGTTGTAAATTACTTCACCTGGGAAGTTGTATGCCACTTTATAAACTGGGAATGGAGAAGTTGCTGAACCGTATGTTCTAATAACATATCCTTCAAAACCACAAGGTACACTTTCAGGATTTGCTTCAGTGTTCATCTCCAACATTATGTACTTAGAATTCAATGAGTATTCTCCATCACTAGTACCAATTTTAACACCAACATAGTTATTGTTTGTTGGGTCCATAGTACAATTTGTGTATTTTTCTATAACAACAGGATTAGCATCTGTATCAAAGAAATCACGAACCGCAATGTCAAAACTTAAGTTGTTAAATGAAATATTTTGGATTGAAATTTTAATTTGAGTGTTTGCGCTATTACCATCAGCAATTGAATAAAACTTAAACAATCTTTCAACTGTAGAACCATTAAGTTCAGATACAACCCACGGTGATTCAGGTGATTGGTATTGTTCCAAGTAGTTAGCAATTGTACCTGTAGTTACAGGGTTTCTTAAACCTGGTAAACTAATTAACGATGAGTTAATACCTCTGATGTAACCTTTGTTATAACCATAAGTCAACATTGTTTGGAATTGTTCTTCAACAAACAATGGTGTTTCAACTCTATTTTTACCGAAGTTAGAAATACCAAATACTTTTGTAATATAATTTGTGTCGTTACTATTCATAGACGCAACAAACGAGAACGAATCTGGTGTTTCAGCGTTGTCAGTATAACCTGAAATCGCAAATTGTGCGAATGGGTTTTGAGATATTCCTGAATAAGAACCTGAATTATCTATAATAACATCAGTTGTTCCTGTAATTTGATATTGTGGACCATGATAGTCTGATGTAAACAACGAAACACCTCTTGAACGTAAAGTTGCAACAACAACATCATTCCAACCCTCATAAGCTGTACCTGAATATGTATAAGTATTACCTGTGATAGTTCCTGAATATTTACCAGAACCTAAATCAGTCATTGCGGATACTACGTTAAAGAAAGAATATCCTGTATAAGTATCTCCTGTTGTAATATCAAAGTTTGCGTAATACCAAGTATCATCACTTGGTGATGTAAAGTCAGCATCATAAACAGAAAGTCCAGACACATTATAAACGTTTGTCTGAGCGGTATATCCTGGTAATAACGAATTATAATCAGATGTTGACACGGTTCCAAAAATGTATGCCGATGCTCCTGAAGTAGTTCCTGAGTTATTAATGATTGTTTGAATTTGATTATATAAATCCGTAGTAATTGTTGATACACCACCATTATATTGTGTGTATGTATTTCCTGTTTGGATTATAGATGGGAATGATGAAGTATATGTAATAGCAGTTCCACCTGTTGTTCCCGTAAAGGTAACAGAGTATGTTGTACCTGTTGATACACTAAGACCCACAGTACTTCCGTCAACATTGGCAATTGTTGTGATTGACCAAGATGAACCCGCATCATAACCTGATAAACCCAATACCCTTGTTACAAACAATTGGTTAGATTGTTGAAGGTACGATTTTGCTATATAAGCCAACTCATATTTTGGGATTTGAGTGTTTACAAATTTTTCGGGGATTGTTCCACCGAAATATGATTCAAAATCATCATAATTTGTGATGAAGATTGGTTCGAAAGCCGGACCTGTTAATGTCTCCCCAACAAGACCAAGAGTGGTTACCCCCACACTTTGAGCTACGAAGCTAAGGTCTCTCTCTGATGTATAGACACCAGGAGATACGAATACTTTATTTGATACTGCCATTTTGTTTTAGTTATTCAGTTTTATTTATTTTATAGATAAATATTAACAGAATTAAGAAAAACTTTACTTTATACTATCTATTTATAATATGGGCAGAATATTTTCTGCCTTTATTCTACCTATGGAAAAGAAAATAAAGAATTTGAAGATATCAATAGAGTCACACGATATTTTAAAGAAATACTGTGATAAACACGGTATTAAGATGTATAGATTTTTGGAAAATTTGATTAAAGAAAAATGTCAAATTAAAAAAGACATTTATGGTGAATCATGAGTGGGGGTTCCCATTTGAGTTTGGTTGTGGTGGAACATCATAATTTACACCAAACAATTTGATTGCATAATTGAATGTTGATGGTAGTGTTGCATCGGGTCTACTTGTAACAACAAGCCTTAAAGTATCGTTAGTATTGACTTGTATTAATGAGACATCACTACCATAATAATCAAAAGTTAATTGTCCTTGTGGTTTTATATACACATCAAAATTGGTAATATTTATTTTTGTTAATAAATTAAAATCACCTGTATAATCAACCATTAAATCAGTTTGTGTTGACCCACTTGGTACAGAAACACTTAAATTATATTCATCAATATTTTCGGGGTATTTCTTTTTCTTAGGTCTTGATGTTTGAACAGATACTTCAAAAGTGTTTAACACACGAGAAACCGCAGGGGCGACTTCAAACTCATCTTCATCCAATAAAAATCCTAACATGGTGAATTCATAATTTTGAATATAAAATCTTCTTCTTTGAACCTCAACAACTGACTCATCAGAAATTGCACCCATAATGATTGGGATATAATGACCATTAATTTGTCTATAGGCTTGTCTTGACGCAAAAGTTTGTATCACATTTTTGTTAAACTCATTTAACTCTCTCATTCTATTACAAACAATTTTAACATTGTAAGTAATATCAACAGGAACTGGTTGTGGAATTTTATAGATATCCAAACCTTTAATGTTTCCATTCCAAGACGGAACGGCTGCGTAAAAATATTCTTTTCTGTTTGGAATATTATACATAATGGCAGGATTGCTTCCGTATTTAACTTCAGGTTGACGAACAACTGTAATAAAAGGTAATGATGGATTACCATTCAAATCTTGGATGTTCCAAGTTTCTGTAAATTGAGCCCAGTTTTGTGTGGTAATAATTAAATCAATCATTGGTATTATACTACCAGCAACCGTTGTTTCCAAATCTTCTTTTACAAAATCTAAGAATCCCCTGTCTAATTCGGGATGCATTAAAGACTTTGGTAAATAAGTTCCATCATACTTAATATCTTCAAGCAATTGTTCTCTACGAGCCAAAAGAATTTTTTCTGGCTTAAGATTAATATTTGGAATAATCTCTTTTCGTTTTCTTGGTAATGCCATTATAATCCCATAAATTCGTTTTCACTTGCAGGTGTTGCAGTGTAAGAAAAGTAAAATCCTTTATATCCACCATAAGTGTGTTTATTGTCATAGTCAGGAATACCTGCGTCCATTATTGAATAATACCTAACTTGGGATTCTGTTATCCAATACCCAATATAATCACCCAATTCAATATCAACTTGTAAATCAGCGAGTTCTTGTTTATAAACGGAAAACTTTAACAAACCAGGTTCATTTTGAATAATTTTACTACTACCCAAAAATTGACTTGCCGCTTCTTCAATCCTAACATAAGCATTAATAGATACGGGTGCTAAAAATTGTATTCCGTTTTGTTGTACCTCACCGTAAACATCATCATTAACTGTTTTTGTTCTATCAACCTTGTAAAGTACAATGGTGAAATTCATATCCCCACCAAGCCATTCACGACCCATAGAAATGTCTAATGAGAAATCTTCCCCACCAAAAAATTTACCTAATCTTGTAATTGGAACGAGTTGTTGTGCCATACTTGATAAATATACATAAATTGATTATCTTTTATTAGATTGGAAAATACTGAAAACACATATAATGTCTCTGTGTTAGAAAGAAAGGCTCTTGATTTGTTAGAGACGTATCAGGGTGCCAATAATTACATAATACGTTTGAGACAAAAACAAATTGATAATAAAAAGTTTTATCCCACTCGTGCTCAAGCAGAATACATTATAAATTATCACGAAACGGCACCAAAAGTTGCTAAGAAGTGGGTTGAGCTT